TGATACTCCAGGAAGAAATTGCAACGGCAGCAGAGGGGGCTTATTAATGAGAGATTATGCAGTGTTTTTTGAATATAATAAAAAAACATACAGGATTCCGGTAAATCCAGAAGAAATTGAAATATCCAGCAGCCAGGCAGTTAAAAAATATGAAATTCTAAGTCTTGGTCAGATTGCAGTTCCCACACATTTAGAATTGCGGGAATATTCATTTGAAACAGAATTTCCAAAGTACAGTAAAAAATATCGCCCTCACTATATTGAAACGCCAAATGAGTTTCATGGTTCAGACTTTTATATAGACTTTTTCAGCCGGTTACAGAGAAAGCTTATACCCGTACGCTTTATTGCCGGAAGATTTACGGATAATAATGATAATGAAATAGTTGATAAAGAAGAAATTGATCTAAACAAATGTATAAACTCTCTTGTTTTAATTGAAGAATTAACCATTACAGAAAAAGCCGGAGAAGAAGGAGATAAATACGTAGGATTCAAATTGCTGGAATATATACCGTATAGTAAGAAAACTCCTGATAACGTAACATTTGAAACCAATGAATCCGGTAAAACGGTAGCGAAAAAGAAAAAAGTAAAGGGTAATGAAACATCAAATCCTAAATCAAACGGATATCATATAGTAAGGCAGGGAGAATCACTTTGGGCAATAGCAAAAAAATATTATGGTAATGGAGCAAAAAACAATATAATATACAACGCTAATAAAAATATTATTAAGAATCCAAACATGTTAAAGGTAGGATGGAAACTTAAAATTCCGGAAGAAAGCTAATATAACAAATATTCCACACCACTGCCGATAATGAAAACGGAGAAAGCAGCAGAGAAGGCTCCGTTCTATTGAGAGGAGTTGAGAGGTATAAAGGTTGAATTGTTGGTTAATGTAAATGATAAAATGTACGAAATAAGCGAGCTTGTAACATCCATATCATATACAGACAAGCTGAATGATGGATGCAGCAAGCTTGAATTTTCTTATATTGATGATAAATTGACAATAGAAAATGGCAGTTCTGTTCGTTTTAAATATGATAATAAAAATATATTTTCTGGAATCGCATTTAGTCATAGGCACACAAAAGATAAAGAAATAGCAGTCACTGCATACGATCAGTTAAGATACTGTAAAGCCAAGGATGAAATTGTTGTGCTAAAAGATACGGCTACCACATTAACGAAAAGAATGTGTAATTATTTTGGATTAAGAGCTGGCACACTAACGGATACAAAATATGTGTTGGCTACAGGGGTGCAAGATGGGAAGACATGGCTGGATATTGTCTATGACGGCATAAGTGAAACTTTAATGAATACAGGTAAAAAGTTTTGTTTACGAGATGAATTTGGTGCTATTTCCCTTAGGAACCTTGAAGATTTAAAGCTGAATCTTATATTAGGTGATGATAGTCTTTGCTATGATTTTAATTATGAAAAATCAATTGATGATGAGTTTTATAATCGAATTAAAATATATGTCAAAGGCGATAAAGGCAAGAATGGACAGTTTATAGTGGAAGATAGCAATAGTTCCATTAAAAAATATGGACTTTTACAGTATTTTGAATCTCTAGATAAAGAAGTAAATATATCACAGGTCAAAGCGAAAGCGAAAGCACTTTTAGGATTATACAATCAGGAAGTTGAATCTTTAAGCTTAGAATGCCTGGGTGACACTTCTGTTCGAGCCGGTTCTACTTTTTATGTTCTTATAGAAGGGATTGAATTATTTAAGCCATTATTTGTGAAGTCCGTTACCCATAAGTTTTTACCAAATCATACCATGAGTTTGGAGGTGGCTATTTCATGATAAATGAAATAAAAGCAATCGTGCAAAACTACCTTAATAATGCCAAACTTTGTAACGTCATGACAGGAGTAGTGGAAAATGGCGGAATAAGGATAAGTGAAAAAATAGTAATTCCAAATGAATTAATCAAAGGTAATTTAATGGACTATACTTCAACTGGGGATAAAGTTAGGCTAATCCGTAATCATGGCGGAAAAGAATTTTATATCATTGAAATAATCGATAAAAATTTTCTCATCAAGGGCAGTACGGTCACATTATCCAGAGATGGCAACTTATATGAATACAAAGTAGAGGATGTGGTGAAATGATACCAGAAGAAATAATTGATGCCGAATTAGAAGTTATAGAAGACATAGAAACCACTAAAACTTACAGATTAACTGATATAAATATCCAAGGCTTTACAGATGAATTAAAAGCATTACAACAAGCTATATATAAGGTATTGAATACAGAAAAGTATGAATACCCCATATATAGCTTTGCTTATGGAATAGAATTGGAAAGCCTTATTGGAAAAGATCCTATATATGTGCAGATTGAACTGCAGAGAAGAATTCAGGAATGCTTATTGCAAGATGAAAGAATAACTGGTGTAGACAATTTTCAATGTACCGTTACCGGAGATAGCTTGTTATGTAGGTTTGATGTAACAAGTATTTATGGAAATACCACAATTATGAAGGAGGTGAGCGTATAATGTTTGAAGATATGGCCTTTGAAAAGATATTGGATGATATGTTAAGTCTTGTTAAAAGTGATGTAGATAAAAGAGAAGGTTCTGTAATCTATGATGCCCTCGCTCCATGTGCTTTTAAATTAGCAGAAACGTATTATCAACTTAATAATTTTCTTGACTTGGTGAGTGGTGATACGGCGGTAGGAGAATTTTTGGATAGAGTTGTTGCTGATCATGGTATTACAAGGAAGCCTCCTACCTATGCAATCAGGCGGGTAGAAACTACAGGAGAGGTTAAAATTGGTACCAGATGGGGATTGAATGATACAACCTACAAGATTTCTGAATTAATCTCTCCAAACATCTACAAGGCTAAATGTGAGCAATTAGGATCAATAGGCAATACTTATTCAGGCCAACTTGAAAATATAGACAATGTAAGTGGAGTTACAGCCACATTGACGGATATTATAACCCCAGGAGAGGATGAAGAGTCGGATGATAACTTAAGAGCCAGATTTTACATGCAGATACAGGCCCCTAGCACATCCGGAAATGCGGATAACTATAAGAAATGGGCTTTAGAAGTACCGGGAGTTGGAGATGCGAAAGTATTTCCGTTATGGAATGGCAACGGTACCATAAAAGTCATTGTAGTGGATGAGAACATGGATTTAGATACGGCTTTACCAACGAAAGTATTTAATTATATTGAAGCAGTAAGGCCCATAGGAGCCACAGTTACAGTAGAAAGTCCTGAAGTAAAAACAATTAATGTGCTGGCAAATGTTATATTAGATGGGTCAAAGACAATGGATGAAGTTAAAGCTGCATTTACATCGGCTTTAAACTCTTATCTAAAGGAAATTGTATTTAAGACTTATTCCATCAGCTACGCACGTATTGGAAGCCTATTACTATCTACTGCGGGAGTTACAGATTACTCTGATCTGCTTGTTAATGGTGGAACTGCAAATATAACTTTGCTGGATACAGAAATGCCTATTCTGGGCATTGTTACATTAACGGAGGTGGAATAAGATGGAGTTAATAACATTACTTCCGGAATACTATAAAGGCAATAAGACTATGGAAGAATTGCAAGGCATCCTAAGTACTGATATCAACCATCTTGCAAATAATATCAATACTGCTATAGATCAGTGCTTCGTGAACACTGCTACAGCATTATTAAGCCGGTATGAAAAAATATATGGAATACAAGTTGAAGTAAGTAAATCCAATGAATTTAGACGGGAACGTATCAGGGCAAAAATAAGAGGTACCGGTACTGTAACTAAGCAGATGATTGAAAATGTTGCAAAAAGCTATAGTAACGGAGAAGTTGAGGTTATAGAAAATACCGAAGATTATAGTGTCAAGGTTAAATTTGTAGGTACAAAAGGGATTCCAAGTAATATGGCAGATTTAACATTAACTATAAATGAGATAAAACCGGCACATCTGTCGTTCTCATTTGAGTACACATATAATATATGGAATGATGTTGCTGGAATGACTTGGGATGAAGCAAGTGCCTATACATGGGAAGAACTGAGAGTGAGGTGATTAAATGGCTGAATATACAAAAAATTATAATTTAGAAAAGCAACAAGGAAATGACAATATAAGTATCGAGGGATTAAATGAGAATTTTGATAAAATCGATACTGCATTGGGAAATTCTTCAAGGTTTGAAAAGGCAAGCGGAACAGGGACAGCCATAACATTGAGCGGTATTATATTAGAAGATGGCGCTAGTAAAACTTTTATAGTGTCAGCAAATAATAACGGTGCAGCAACAACAATTAATGGAAAGAAATTATATAAACCAGGTACAACCACAGCACCAAGCTTGATAGCCGCGAAAGCTGTTACAGTTTGGTACGACTTTTCTGGTGACTGTTTTTTTATCAAGGCTAGTGCAGAAGGAAACGCAATTGCTGAAAATGTACTAGCAGGAAAAACATTCAGCAATGACAATGATACTGGCATTGAAGGAACAATGACTAATAGGTCAGGAACAGAGCATGCGGCAGCAGAGACATATGCAACCCAAGGATTTGTACTTTTACGTCCCCCAAAAGGATATTATGACGGAAACCCGGGTAGCGTGGTAAGATGGGATGATCCAAATTTTAAATCGGCGAATATACGTGGCGGAGTAAATATTTTTGGAGTGGCAGGCAATTCAAATGTTGTTGATACATCAGATGGAACTATAGATGGTGCAAAAATACTCACTGGTTATGGTGGTTATTCAAAAGGCGTTAAAGTGAACGGAACCATGCCAAACCGTGGGGCGGTTTCTCAAAGCTTACCTATCAACGGCAACTATACTATCCCGGCTGGATATCATAATGGCAGTGGTAAAGTAACTCAGTCCGTCTCTACACAAAATGCCCAAACTTATACCCCTGGAACAGCAGACCAAACTATAGCAGCTGGTCAATATCTATCGGGGGCACAAACCATTAAAGGGGAACCTAAGTTACTACCTGGAAATATCCCTGCGGACATGAATTTCTTTGGAGTGCAAGGTATTAGAGCTTTAGGTAAGAAATTTGCAAGTGGAACAACTGTAAGTAGCAACACTGAAGAATTATTTAAAACATCTAGTGGAGACGACTCTAAAGGATTTATACGAATGTCAAGTCTTAATCTAACATTTGTTCCGAGGATAATCTACTATTATGACACGAGCCAACCAGATTATTATGTTTGTATTTACGTTAGAGATGGAGTTGGTGGTAGTGTATATGGAATTAAATTCGTAGTGACATCCCTTTTTACCCGGTCTTACAGCGCATCTAATCCACATGAATATTTATTTGCCCCATCTGGTTTTAATAAAAATTATGCTTGGTTTGCTTGGGAATAGAAAGGAGAGTAGCTTATGAGAAACTTAATTATTTATGATGGAACAGGATATATAATCTTTCAGGGCAGCGGAGATGTAAGAGAGCCTATAGGAATTCCATTTATTTATGCGGATGTACCAGAAGGAAAGCGAATTACCGGTGTAGATGTAACCGTTACCCCCAAT